CTTGGATACGTTTCTCGTAAGTTTCCTGAAGTTAGTTACGGTCAAAGACATAATTGGCTATACGATCAAGCAAGATTACTATTCAAGTGCTGTGCTACTGGCGCGCTTGACCCGGACGAAGTATTTGAAGAGTTGCTAACTAATTGTAGTATTTATTGGGGCGGTAATGAAAAGAAAGATGAAGAAACAATACGCGACGCCCAAAAAGCCGGATATGACGCAATGACGGGAATGGAGTTTGACAATGTTTAATATTGACCAATTCATTACTCAATTGAATGATCTTGAAATTGTTGCTGACAAAGAGAAGCTATTTAGAGAGTCAAGAAATGAATTGAAGTATGCCATTGCTGATTTGTATAACAGTGATAAGAGCGAATACGAAAGAGTTGTTGATGACATTTCACACGCATTCAAAGGCAGTAAAAATAGCAAAGTAACAGTTATTAGAAAAGCATTACAAAATATGGTTAGTGAGGTAGGAGCGGAAAAACTAAATAAGAAAGTAAAAGGTTTCTCTAGTGCTGATGTTAAGACACTATCAGCAACGAAACAGGGAGAAGTCCAATTTACGCCAGCCAATCTCAAAGAAGTGTTATTACATGCTAACAATGTTAAATTTGTATGGGATAGATTTACCAATCAAGCTTACTTTACAGAAATGATGTGGGAACCAAGAACGGACCCATTTGAGTATAAAAAATATAAGAGTGTGGCAAAGTATGACAGATACGAAGATAATAATAACTTAATCGAATTGAAGGTGGCACTTAACCAATTGTTTACTACAGAAAAATCGTTTCCCAATCTTGATGAAGTAGTAGGTAACGTTGCTAAGTTTAATGAGATAGATTTTGCAACAGATTGGTTACAAAGTTATAATGATTGGGATGGTATTGATCGTATGAATAATCCTGAAACGTGTTGGGCAACAACAATACTCAAATGTGAAGCAAGTAATTGGGCTGCAACGTTTTCACGAGTATTGCCGTTGTGCTTAATCTATAGAATAATGCAACCTGGCTATCATATACGATATTACTTTGCAATAGAAGGCGAACAGAACATCGGCAAATCAGAATTTTGTAGAACTATTGTCCCAGAGAAATGGTCAACGATTGGATCGCTACAAGAAAAGGATGAAGAGAAACTAGGATTGCAATTCAATGGTCATCTTGTAGTTGAACTGTCAGAGAAAGGTGGAATGGATCGTGTCACGCAAGAAATGCAAAAGCGGTTCCTTACAGATCAATACTATAAATATAGGATCATATACGAAAAGTATCCTGGTCGTTACCCAAGACGTAACATATTTGTTGTAACGACAAATGATTCCTATTTCTTAAACGATCCTACTGGTAACAGTAGATGTGTTCCTATTAAATCACTACGTAAGACAAATGAATTTATAGACCTGAAAATGTTGGAAGCTATCTGGCCGCAAGTGCTAGCTCAAGCGTTGTTTATGTATAACAACAAAAGCAGTCCTTATTTGACTGATGAAGAACTAGAAACACAAAAAGCTATTACTTCTAAACTTGATATTGTGGATGATTCAATAGAATACGAAATGATTGAAGCTTATATGAATGATAGAATTGGCGATACAACAAGATTAGAAACGGCTAAGGAAGAAGGTGTAACTATGGAACATATCTATGATTTCGTTGCAAACTATCAGAATATACCTAGAGGACAAGTAATGAAACACAGAACACTGCTTAGACGCGCTCTAAAGAAATACGGATTCGTGTCAAGTAATGACCAATCAAAGTATTTCAAAGATATAGAAAGGACAGCAAGGTATTACGTTTGGCCATCAAAATAAATGGGCTGCCTGGCTGCCGTTCGGGAATGTAAGTTTCTGTGAGGCAACGAGTTTCCGCTAAGTATGTGATTTGTTTAGCGAAACTCGTTACTTCTCACTTTCTCACTTTCTCACATAAAAAAGTAGATGCCTACTAAATAGGAAACGCAAGGGTAGGGTAGTTATCCACAGGGATACGTTTTCTACAGCATGGGCAATCTGAAAAGTAATGTGAGATGTGAGATGTGAGACGACAACCGTGTTGAGACTGGAACGAACAATGCTTGAAAAACAACTCGCTAGCCGCTTCAACGACGTTTTAGACAACTACAAAATCTGGACAATGACAACGAAACAAGGTGGATTACCAGACAAAGGGATACAGTTAAACAACAGTAGAATCATTTGGTTTGAACTGAAAGTCGTTAGTGTGCCGCCAGTAGCACACACATTTCGTGTTCCTAACCTTGACAATAAGCAGGCTTCATTTCTAGCAAACTGGCAAAAGAACGATGGGGACTGTTATCTATTCTTAGGTCTGGTGAATGGTAAACTAAGAACAGTAGAGTATGGAGTATTAGCATGTAATGAATGGAGAGATTGGCTGAAAGTCCCTTCTCTAGAGATACGATTAGATGCACTACAAATCATTAGTCCTGATGCTGTTGATTTGTTTTACTGGTTCAGAAACAAGTATGGATCAAATGCACCCGCCAGTAGCCCACTCACAGACACTTGACTTGACGCAACAAAATACGTTAATCTTTGCCATGCGCCCGATGATAGAATAACAGTCATGCCCGATGGTTTCGATCCACACGTAGAACTTCAGAAGATATACAATCTTCGAGAAGTAATGATTGCTTGTCGCGAACGTGTGCCAACAATACTAAATCAAATGGATAGCATGTTGGCTGATCCTAGTCTAATGCCAAGTGAAAGGATTAGGCTATTCGATATGATACTGAATAGGGCTTATGGTAAGCCGCGCCAACACGTTGTTATCAATGAAACGAATGAAGGTGTCCAGCGTCGCGTGCAGGTTTACTTGCCAGACAACAATAGAACTAATCTTTCTGCTAACACTATAGATGCAGAAGAGGAAGCATAGTGGACGGATTTGATTACAAGTCATCCGAGTTTCATTTCGGACCACAAGCGGGTCCACAAGAACAATTCTTAGCAACGAGTGCCGATATAGCAATATATGGTGGCGCTGCTGGTGGTGGCAAAACATATGCTTTGCTTCTAGAACCATTACGCCACATAGATAACTCTCAATTCGGCGGAGTAATCTTTAGGCGCGAAGCTGTTCAAATAATGAATGAGGGAGGACTATTCGATACGAGTTTCCCTATATATGCCGCACTAGATGCACAGCCCAAACTAAATCCACAAGTAATATGGCAGTTTCCTAGTGAAGCAACAGTAAGATTCTCACACTTACACAACGAGAAAGACGTTAGTGATTGGCAAGGGTCACAAATACCATTCATAGGCTACGATGAACTCACTCATTTCACTGAGAAACAGTTTTGGTATATGTTGTCACGTAATCGCTCGTTGTGTGGCGTTAGACCTTACATTAGAGCAACGTGTAATCCTGATGCTGATAGTTGGATTGCAGAACTAATAGCTTGGTGGATTGACCAAGAAACGGGTTATCCTATCAAGCATAGGTCTGGTATCATCCGTTACTTTATAAGACACAACGAAAGTATTGTGTGGGGAAACACGCGCCAGGAGCTAATGCAGGACTATCCGGGTTACATACCTAAGTCTTTTACTTTCATTCCTGCTACACTAGATGACAATACAATACTTACAGCCCGTGACCCTGATTACAAAGCTAACCTAATGATGTTGAATAGAGTAGAACGAGAAAGGTTACTAGCAGGTAACTGGAAGATTAAGCCGCAGATTGGTAGTTACTTTCCAACAACTAGCATACGAGTAGTGAATGCAATACCAACAGACATAGTGCAATGGGTAAGACGTTGGGACTTAGCAGCAACAGAACCAAGTGAAACAAATCCTGATCCAGACGCTACTGCTTCTGTTCTTATGGGCAGAACCTCAAACAATCGCTTTATTGTTGCTGATGCAATCCATATGCAAAAGCCTGCGCATGTTGTAAGAGAAGCTATCAAAAACATTGCAACGCAAGATAGAGCTAATTACAAACGAGTAATAACAGTATTACCGCAGGAC